AAAATGTTGCACCATCAACATATACTGTATTTACTCCTCCATATCCATCATCTGTAGTTGTTTTATCAAGCATTGTGCATTCTTCCATTGCTTCTTCAAGTAAACTCATATTCTTTATCCTAATTTCCTATAAGCTTTTAATTTGTTACCAAATACATCTTTCCAGGAGAGTGCGGAACTTCCTGGTGAGCCACTTCCAGCCTTAAGAGAATAAGAGTATCCTCCAAAACTTTCTGACTGAAAAACTCCATTTAGTGCATCTGCATTTTTTGTCTCCCAATCAGAAATTTCTTTAATAAGATTTAAAACATCCCTTGGAATTGCTAAAAGATAGACATCACCATAAAATTCTTCATCTGTCATATATTCATCTAAATTTTCATCATCAATAGTTAAATCTACTTCATACTTCCATAATCCATCATTAAATTTGCTACCTTTAATCATAAAATACTGATTATCTGCTAATTCTATTTTATGATTGTCTATTTGATGATTTGTTATTTTGATTTTCCCTGTATATGTATCAAATATAAAATAGTTGTGGATATAATCTAGAACTTCTTTTAGCTTATTTTCCATAGTTTTCCCTCTTATTTCTTCTTACTTACTTTCTTATTGCTTCGTGACTTCTTTTTTTCTTTTGTTTCTTCTTTATCTTTTTCTAAAAATTCATCTAAACTTTTTTCTTCTATTACTTCTTCTTTTATTTCTTCTTTATCTTTTATTTCAACAATCAATTCTGTTTTTCTTCTGTTATCCTTGCTTTTTAGTTCTTCAATTCTTACAAGGCTTGGCTCATATCCAGTGTGGGGATATTCATCCCCCACACTGTAAACATGATTGTTATCTTTTAAATCTACAAATTTTTTTAAGACTTTGTACATTTTATGCTCCTAAAGCATCTTCCAAAACTAAATCTCTAAGTGCAAACTGCTGTCTTGTCTCAATAGAGCCATTAGATTGTACAATAACAACTTTTTGCGTGTCTTTATTTGTTACTTTAAATACTCCATTTCTGTCTGTATCAGATAAGCATTCAACTAGATCCATACCTGATGATGATGGAACTAAACCGACTTTAAGTGATGTGACTGCTGCATCTGGGTTATTCCATTTAAGTGCTAAGAAATAGCCATCTCCAGCAAGTGGTCCAGATTCTGCAAGGCCACCTTTAATAAATTTAAGAGTACCTGAAATTGTACCATTTCCAACTACTACATCTGTTTGTAAATCAGATGCGACTTTTCCACCATATAATTCGCCAAAGGAATCAATTTCTGACTGTACTGTTAATGCGGAAAAGTTATCTGTTACTGTTACAACTGATACTGCATCTATGTATTCAGCCCATAATTTCATTCCCATTAAGGCAAATACTTCACCTACTGCTGTTGAGTAGTTACCATTAGCATGGAATCCAATTAAATTTGTTTCTCCATCAACTGTATAGTTTAATCCTAACTTGCTATAGTCAGAATTTGCTGGGTTGATATGATATAAATCAATATTATCAACTGGAGTAGCAATTACCATACCCTGTGGAATATCTGGCTCACTTAAAAGGAATAATGTTTTATATCCCATAAAGTCCTGTAAATACTGAAGTCCAAACATTGTCTGAACTGTAATATTCTGAGCTCCAATATATTTATAAACATCAAGTACATTAACAAATCCAACTACTTCTGTTACATTTCTTCTAATTTTGTTGAATTTATCAATTACTCTAGCCTTTGCCATTGCAAGTGCCATTGCAAATGAGCTTTCTGCAGATACTAAAAGTCCAGATTTTAAGAATGTATAGAAATCGTCTAGAACTTTTGTTTGTAATTCATTTAAGAATGCTTCATCTGTTTTTTCAATAGCAACAGTTGCTCCATACTTATTAACTGCTTCAATTGTTGTTCCTTTTGCGTATTTCTTAACTTCGATATCTTCATGAAGTTTTTCAACAACTTCAAATTCTGTATACTGGATTTCTTCTCCTTCAGCAACGGAATCCTGGAGGCCATTAACACTCTTTGCCTCATATGATCTTAAAACTGTACCATTTTCTTTTTCAATTGTATTAGTAATGCCTAAAATGTCTTTTAGTGCTTGCCAATTTTTAGAAAATCTTGTTACAAAATCAATCTCTCTAGCTGTCACATTGATTGATGATGTTGTTGTTGTTCCAGATTTCATTAAATTATCTCCTTTCTCTTAAGAAAAAAGATTCATGTTATCGGCGATTGCTTGCTGTCTTTTAGATGTATCTTTAATATTTAAAATTTCATCTTTTGTCATAGAACCTTTATTAGCTGGAGGTGTTTCTGTATTTATTCCAGATGTTTCAGAATTAACTATAAAACCTCCCCATTCGTTCTTGATATTTTCAGCAAGTTTAGATTCATCTTTAAATTTTCCCTCTTCATCAAGTTCTAAATTTGCTAAATCGGTAACTTTGATAATAGCATCTAATTGTTTATCAGATATTCCAGATGATTTGAGTAAATTCTTATATGCATCCCTTTTAACATTTTCTCTTTTTTCATTTGCTACCTGTTCTTTAAATTCTTTTAATTCAGCTGTTACACTGTCAAATTTTGATTTCCAATCATCTTTTTTAACGCTTTCAGCAAGTGATTCATATTTACTTTTATAATCACCATTTTCTTCTATTTCTTTTTCCAATTTACTAATTCTATCTTTCAAATTATTCTTTGCTGCTGCGTGTTCTTCAATGATTGCATCCACTTGTTCTTCTGTAAGATTCATTCCTTTTAACATGCTTCTTGATAATGACATTTTTAAACTCCTTTTCTTTGTGAATTTGACCTTTTCACCAGAATTTATATATACAATTTAACTTTTTGTATCTAATTTTATTATAAATTATTTGATTTATTTTGCAACTTATATACTTTGCAATTCCTGATTAATGATGCCTCTAAAATCTTTTAAACTTTTTCTAATTGCAAATCTAATAAATCCTCTGCCTTTATTAGCCGCTCTCATTTTAATTGTCCCTAGCTCTTGATAAACTGCATATTCAACATTAGTTCCAATAATTACTTTTGTACTATCTGCTTGAAAATTTAAACTTTCTTTTAGTGTTCCAGAATCAACTGGAGTTAAATATCCTACATTTCTAACGCCTATAATTCCTATTACTGTAAAAGCTCTTTCCATTGCAAGATCTAGTTTTTGATTAATTTCTGGAATATTATTTCTATCTACTCTAATCATAGCATCACCTTTTTTTCTTTCTTTTCTTTGGTTTTTTTACTTCAGGTAAATCTTTACCTGTTTTATCTTTGTACCATTCCTTATAACTCATTTTTCTCACAATTTCTCCTGTAGAATTATCTCTTCTGATATCAAAAGTATCTGGATATCCTCCAACATTACCTTCTAGTGTGCATCTACAGTTGTAAACTAAACTTGGATGAGCGTGTGGATCACCTGGATATTTGATTTTCATTCCAGCAACTTCAAAATCGGCATCATACGGAACCTTTACCCCATCTAAATGTCCATGTGCAGTTCTTGTTCTCTCGTCTAATGTTGCACTCCATTCTTTTTGAATGTCTAGTCCTAGTTTTATTCCATGCTTAATCCTTGTATCTCTAGCTTGATTTCTTGTAGAATTTGTAATGGTTCTAGCATGTTTCATCATTTCTTTTTTATTTCTATTTGTTACTTCTCTTGCTAGTCTTTCAGCTAATTTATCTACAGATTCACCTTCTATAATTGATTTTGCTGTTTCTCTTTTAATATTTTTAAAGTTCCAGGCTATATCTTTTTCTTTATTTAGTTTTTTATATGGCAAAATATCAACATCTTCTACCATTAGTTTTCTGATTGTTACTGGATCATAAATCATAAATCCAAAATCAACATTAACTTGATTCTCCAGTTCGTAGGCCATGTAATTAAAATCATTAGCAAAAATATCAGGGATTTCATTATTAATTAATTCATATGCAACTCTGTTAAAATCGTATAATTGTTGTGCTATGATTTCTTTCCTTTGTGCCCACATTTTTCCTTGGTATATTTGGCCTTCTACCCATCTTTTATATTCAGCTTCTGTAATTTCTCCATTTTCTAGTTTTTTCCTCCATTTCTTATCCTTTTCGGTAAATTTGGCAAAGTGTGCTTCTAATTTTCTTTCTATGTCTCTTTCACAATCTTCATATAATTTTCTTAAATCCTCTTCTAATTTCTTTTCTTTTGCATCTACATATATATCTGCATATGTCTTTTTCTTGTTTTTACTCAACTAAATCACCTTCACCACCTTCAGCTTGATTATTTTCTAATAAAATTGCTGTTTGCTGTGGTTCTTCTTGTGGTCCAACTTCAGCATCTCCAAACTGTTCAGCTGATTCTTCATCTTTTCTTTTTAAAATTTCATCAACTTCATCAATAGAAATAAATGGTAGTTTAGATAATATTGTTCTATCATCTAGATATTCTGATGCTGCAAGTACCATATCACTTTGTTCTTTGTGATTGCTAATTCTATTTCGTTTAAAAATTGGATCATCTTCAATTCCTTGCAGTTCTAGCAAGTTGTGAATAAATTTAATTAATTCTCCTTCATAATCATCTGCTTCTTCATCCAAAGGCTGATAGGCTGCATCTATATGATCATTTGTTGATGTTGCAGAAATTGTATGTACATCCAATCCTCCAAAATCTTCATAAATGCCATTTCTGATAATGTCCAAAAATTGCGTTCTAGATGTACTTGGAATCTCCTGGGTGTATGGAACTACTGATGATTGCTCATCATCTACAGTTGCCATATGATTTAATTTAAGTTTTGCTCTAAATTCTGCAATATCTCGGCTATCCATTCCAGATGCATTATTAATTATCCAATATATTTCAGCACAATCTTCTAAATCGTTTGCAAAACCACTTCTAATTAAATCATATGCATCTATTTGTGATTTCATACCAACTAATGTTGATTGTCTTAATTTGCTACCATATAGCGGAATTATTGGGAATCCTGAGTAATTCTCATACTCAATTCCTTCTATTCCTCCTATTTCTGTACTTTTTACTATTTTTAAATATTTTCTTTTTGGTTCGACTTCTTCTAAATCTTTTCCTTTTTCTTTTTTTAATTTTGTAACACCATCCTCTTCAAAAAATCGAATATACATTGGTTTATTGTCGTTTAATTGCCAAAATCTAATTCCACCTCTTAATGCTGATGTTTCCT